TATCTGGATTTATTTCAACTGGAACATTGTAGTATCTTTGACCATCTACTGATTGGAAATCAATTTCAGTATGCAGAAATGGCCAATCATATTCAGTCCATAGTCTTTCTTGAACCCTATTTAGTATATGGTTCATCTGTGGAACATAATTAACACCCATTGATACATTGGGTGATGCACCAATTTCTGCCCTAAGTTGGTCTCTTAGTGCAGATAGTGTAGTATTTCTTGCCATTATTCAGATTGTTCTGATTCAACCTTTATCTGAGGTCTTGTAATTTCTTGAGGCTCAGACATTCCAATTTCGCTAAAGCGAACTGGAATTTTTGGTGATTCACCTGGATATAATTTATCAATTGTAGCTTTAGGATAATTATTTCTAACTCTTTCAAGTTCTTGAGAGTGAGAACGTTTATCCATGCTATCAATGTAAACAATATTAACTGAACCCTTTCCGTGCATAGCACGAAGAATGGTTGCTTCTACAGGTGTAACATTGTCTTTATAAACAACATTGTTGAGGTCATTAGATAGTGATATTGATACTCTTGCGTTTTCCATGGTTCTTATATATAAACGAAAAGGGTAGGAACTGTCAAGCTCCTACCCTGTTCTTTTTAACTTATTTTACTTATTAGTCTGTAACTTGGTATACACCGCAACCGTTAAGTTGGCGAGCAGCAGTAGCACCAGTCCAAGTCATTGCACGATACAGAACATATTTATCATGCGGTCTTGCAGGATTATGAGTTTTTCTGTCTTCGCCTTCCATGACGTAGAGGTTAATATTGCCACTGTCTACGAAGTAAGCATAGTCAGATTTATTAAGGTCATCGAGAGTTGGGTCATAAATAATTGTACCAATTCCACGCATGCTAATATCTGCCATACCAATTTCGTTTTTACCATTATTAACGAAACCAGTTTGAGTGTAAACTCCTTTTTCAAACACTTCAGCTTCAAGTAATTCAATGAACTTAGAACCAGCCAAGATAAGGTCTGGCTTACCACCATAACGCTTAAGTTGTCTAGCTTCGGCTCTTAATGTCTTAGTTAGGGTTTGATTTGAAACAGAAGATACAATCTTATTGTTACCAACCAAAGCTCTGTTTCTCCAGAACTCATTGCCAGCTGTAGCTCTATTTACACCACCAACAACACCAGTAGTAGGGTCGTCAGAGATAAAGAAAGATAAACCAGGAACAAGTTTGTTATCTTGGGTGCCATCTTTCCAGAGCATTTCATTAAAGGAACGTGCCCATCCTTCAGCCATATCACCAAGCTTGTGCTCGAGGATGTTGGTGAGAACAGTCATGTCTCTTTCTGAGTGTCTGGTAACATTTGCACCATCAAGAGTATCAACGACAGAAATGCCGTCAATCTTGAGTTCGGTTAATGTCATCGAGATACCTGCGTGAATTTCTTTCCAAGGGAAAGTTACACGTTTGAGGTTATTAGGATTGTCGTAAGAGACTGATTCATCTCCAACGAAACCTTCGATTCCAGTTGTGTATTCCGAGATAATCGGAATGCTGATTAAGCCCTTGCCACCTGGGAAAGTCTTTTGTTTAGCCATCATGCGGCCAAGCAAAGGTTTTTCCTGGATAGTCTGAGCGAAGCTTTCACCCTTGATGTAGTAATCAAGAGCAGCGTTAGTTATTGATGCGATTTCAGAAGTTGTAAACGCTGAAATCGGATTTCCGTCATATGCCATAGTATTTTATATATTTATTGGTTAGCCAAAATTATCGAGATGGACCGCCTCGCTTTGCTGCCCAAGTAATCGCTTCTTTAAGCGACTTAGGTTGCGGAGCAAAAGAACCGCTTGACGAGCTATTAGTAGACATTGGATTTCTTGTAGGTACTGTTCTGCCAGCTAAAGAACCTAATCTTTGATTGACTTCATTATACGCTCTTTCAACAAACTGAACTGCCTGTTCTGGATTATTCGGTCTGCCAACTTCCTGCATAATTGACTTTACTCTATCAGTTACCAATGCTTGCTTGTTACGATACTCTGGGTCTTTAGATGCAATACTGCCCTCCCAATTAATCACTGCGTCATACATCGTTTTTTGATGATTTGCTTCTTGTTGTGCTATTTGATTGGCTTGTTGTTCTGCAAGTGCTCTTGATGAGTAATCGTTTTTAGCACGATACTTAGCAAGTTCTCTTGCACTATCTTCGTCAATCTCTCCAACGTCTAACTTATATTGAATGTCTTTAGGAAGAACATCACCAGTAAAGTGTGATATTTTTTCTATATGAGACGTAAGCACATCTTTTGCTTTAATGGGGTCATTTTTCATGAGAGCCATTACTTCAAATCCTTGTGCTAATTCATCATTTGTTAAACCGTTTGCACGCATATAATCCGAGATTTGGTCATAATGAGTTGCACGAAGCTTTAAAGCTTCACGTTCTGCCATTATTTCTTTCCATCTTGGGTGATTATGAAACGGAACATTATCTTCGCCGCCATTCGTCTTTTCGCCATAGCTGTCATCGCTACTAATCGAACGGTCTGGCCCATTGTTTCTTTCCACGGCTGACGACTCCGTGTCAGAGAGCCTTTTAGATACAGCACTGCGTACTACATCTAATAAGGACCTCCTCTTAACTTCGTCATGCGGAACTGGGGTAGTTCCAATATTATCCCCTCCTTCAACAGAAGTCATTCCGTTGTTGGCTGCATCCGTTGACGATTCGGTAGCGGTATTAGCGTCAATGTTATCCATGTTATTCATGAATGAAATTCAAATATTATAAAAATTATTATTTTGTCAAACCATTACATTGCTACATTTTGTGGTGGCTGTGTTGGTGCAACTGGTGCATCTGGTGCTGGGCCTCCAGGTCTTTCTGTTTTATTTCCACCTTCTTGTCCTTGAGCATTAGGGTCATTTTCTGTAGCAGCTGCTGCATTTGGATTTGGACCAGAAGCAGCATTCATAGCAACAATAGAAGGTATTCCAGCAACAACAGCATCTTCAAATTCCATGTTATCATCTAATCTCATTATTGCCTGTCTTGCCAACCATTCTGGTTGAATACCAGGAATTTGCATTAGCAATGGAGCGAGTCTTTCAAAGTTAGCTATTTCTTGTGCTTTATTTGGTCTTCCAGATGAACCAGCTTCAATAGTTAAAAATAACTCTTCCATTATAGTAGCCATGTCCATAAGTGGCCAAACAGCACCAGGACCAGCAATTTTCTTAACAGTTTCTTCGTTATAGTATTTAAGCATTACCTGTCCAGCTGCCCTTGCCATAGAATTAAGCATATCATCAAGGTCATCTATATTAGATTGAATTGCTGACATTCTGGACCCCTCAGCTACAGAGACTTCCGTAGCGGTAGTATTTGTAGAAGAACCTCCAAGATTAGCTTCCTGTGAACCTACAACCTTAAGTATGTCATCAAACAACATACTTGTGTCATACATCATTGGGTCAAATCCAGCAAGAGCTATTGGTTGTATAAGGTCATTAACTTTAGTACCAGGAGTAACTGAATTCAATTCAAGTACCGCATTTGCTGGATGAGTTTGTAGTTTGAGTCTATCTTCGTCATCAAGCATTCCTTTTGGTACAACATATTTTGGTCTATTTGCGTGTCTCTGTTCTCTAAGTCCTTGCCTTGCTCTGTTGTATTCCCTTTGCATTGGCATAATAAGCCTAATGTCGGAAATTGGATAAACATCTTTGTCTGATTCTGTATCGTTAAAACTTATAGTAAAGAACGGCCAAAATCTTTCAAGACAAGGATAAGGTTCAGATGGCTCCTGTAAGAAATCTGGATATCCATCAGCCACAACATATTTAAGGTTATCCTTCTTTGAGTATATTTCATATACAAGTATATCTTCATTTTTCGCATAAGCTGGCATTTGCATTCCTAAGAATTTTCTAACTGAACGTCTTCCAAGAGAAACGTCTTTACCGTAAATCTCTTTCACTTCATCATTAGATAGACAAAACTCTTGAGCAACCCAGTCTGCACCAATAAAATCTTTTAATTGTCTGCACTTAATATCTGGTATTATTGTCATTGAACATGGGAAATCAAATACCATTCCTTCTCTTACAATTTTAAATTCTTGCTGTTGTAATTGAGCAAGCATTAATTTTAGTTGTTCAAATTCTTTTTCTGATTCAGTAAGTTCTTTATCATGAAGGTCTGCCATTATTCTTTTTAATGTAGACATTTTATCAGTAATATCCCTTATTTTACTCGAATCTTCTGGTCTTCTTTCCATCACTCTTTCAAAACCTATTTTAGCAAAACCAACACCAGTAACACAAACTCGTCTTACTAATTGTTTCATTTGCAATTTAAAATTAGGATGTTGTTGTTCAAGTGCGTACTTAAACACAATTTCCATAGTTTTAGAAAGTTTATCTATAAATTGTCTTCTTTGAACACCAGTTTGGAAATCTTGTAAAAATTGTAATGTCTGTGGGTCTGGTGGAAGTCCAGCTGATAGTGCTAATTGAGCCGATGTTTGTGCTGCTTGCAACATGCCCATGCTTCCATCCCAGATTGCAAAGTCTAATGTTTTTCTTCTTCTTGATACAACTCTTGGATTTTTTGCGTACAATGCAGCAACACGTTGTTGTAAATGTCTTTGTACAATATTGGCAATGTATCTTGTGTCTCCTTCGGATTGATTTTCCCATTGCTTTCCATTTACAAAATCCATGTCTTCTTTCATTTTATCAAAGACTGGCCTCCAATATGATTTAGCTTCTTGTACTTTAGACAACCAATCATTGACTAAAGATGACCTTGAGTCATCTGGTATTTCTGCATTTCTGTTGATTATATTATCGTTTTCCATGTTTGTTAGTTGTTTTGTTTGTTAGTTAAAAACCGCCCATTCGGATGATTGATTCATCACGTCTTCTTATTTTGTCTGCCCACTTAACCCATGCCAATGTTCCACTTTTAGGAACACTGTCAACTTTAATCTTAGCACCTTTTGCACCAACTTGTTTATCTAGACCCATACCTATGTGACCCAATGCATCAACAAAATCATCATGAGTAGACGAAGGAAATTTAAGCATCTCATCAAGAGCATCACCCCACCAAGACGCAAATCTAGGGAAAAACACCTTGCCCATACTCATTCTTGCTCGTATTGATTGAGCTCTAGTTTGCTTGTCTTTAGTTGGAATAACCTCATCAATTGCACAATAAATCTGTCTTTCTTGCATTCTTTTGCGTAAAAATGGACCAATAGATTTAGTTATATGACCGCTTTCAGCCCACCACATTTGAGGTTTTCTTCTTTGCATCATATCAATCATACCTTCTACAACAGCAGAAGAATCAGCCCTTCTCCACCAAACATCTGGTAAAACCCATATATTATCTTCGTCATCAATTCCAATTGGTAGCAACACCGTTGCATCTCTTTCTTGGTCTGTAGATATAGCATGGTCAGATGCTACGTAAATTCTTAGATTCTTTGGCAATTCATTTGGCATGTACGTTTTAATCCAGTCACGCTTAAAGTAATCACCATCATCTGGAGACGGCATACCTTGGTATAATGCAGAAAACCCTTTAGGATTTAATCTTTTTGCTTGATTTAAAAAGTCAAGGTCAAATCTTTCTGGCCATAATGGTTC